CGTCCTGTCCACCACGATGCACAACTACCGGAAGCAGTTGACGGACAACATCTTCAACTCCCGGCCCCTCCTGAACTACCTGATGTCGGGTGGTCGCGTGAAGACCGCCGACGGTGGCTACTCGATCATCGAGCCGCTCCTGCTGGGCGAAGGCGACGCCGACTCGTACAGCCAGTGGCAGACGATCAACGTCAACGCCGTGCAGGGCATCTCCGCCGCCCAGTACCTGTGGAAGCAGCTGTACGCGACGATCGTCATCTCCGGCCTGGAAGAGGCGCAGAACAACGGCAAGGAGCAGATCATCAACCTGGTCGAGGCCAAGGTGATGCAGGCCGAAGAGACGCTGAAGAACATCCTCAGCCGGATGCTCTACGGCACCCGCGGTGCCGCCGCTCACCCGGATACCGACTTCACCCCGTTCACCACGCTGATCGACGCGACCGCTGCCGCCGGTGGAATCACCCCCGCTGCCGCCCCGGCCCCGGAGAACAACTGGCGCTCGACGACCGTCGATGCCGGGACCATGACGGGCACCGACTCGCAGGGCAACGCGATCACTGGCCTGCCCCCCGCTGGCACGCTCGATGGTGCCGAACTGGAGAAGCTGCTCCGCCGGGTGTACATGCTGGCCAGCGATGGCGGCTCGGACAAGCCCGACGCGATCTTCTGCGGCTCGGGGTTCTTCGAGGCCTACGAGGGCAGCCTCACCCCGCAGGTGCGCTACACGGATACGAGCAAGGCGAACCTCGGGTTCCAGAACCTGATGTTCAAGAACATCCCGATCTACTACGACCCCGACTGCCCCTCGGGGACGGCGTTGTTCCTCAACAACAAGTACGTCGGCCTGACCCTGCACAGCGATCGCAACTTCAAGCAGTCGCCGTTCTCGTCGAACCTCGGCGCCGGGATGGACACGGCCACGGCCAACGGTCGCTCGGCTGGTGTCGCCCCGACCGCTCCGGCCACGCCCGCCGGGTTCGCCCTCGACGCGCGGGTGTCGTTCATCACCACGTACGGCAACACCACGGTGCGCAACCGTCGTCGCCTGGCGAAGATCATCAACGCGACGTTCGCCTAGTAGTTGGATGGGGGTCTAGTGCGACCGCACTAGACCCCCACTTCGACCAAGGAGGTCGCCATGCCGTTCGAGCCAGTCGCAAAGGGTTCCGCCGTTGGTTACGGCGAGAACATCAAGGTGCTGTCCCAGGCGTGGGGCGATCGGGTCACCGCCATCGACCGACAGGACGCCGCGGGGGACAACATCCAGCCTGCTGGTTTGTTCTCCACCGCCCCGTACATCGACCCGGCTGAACAGAAGGCCAAGAAGGCGCAAGCCGAAGCCGAGGCAGAAGCCAAGCGTGATGAGACCTTCGCTCGCCAGGTCGAGGCGCTCAACCAGGATCCGAAGACCGCCGTGCGCCGCGGCTGCCATCACCAGGGTTGCGGCAACCTCGCCCGCAAGGACAGCGACTACTGCCGCTGGCACCCGGAGGGCTGATGGACGTTCAGGGGCTGCGTGACTTCACCCGCAAGCAGATGGATGTCGACGACCGCGACCTCCCCGACCCGCTGCTCAACGCCTACCTGCAGGAGGCGTTCGATCGCACGATGCTGGTCACCAACATGTGGCCACGCAACGAGACGATCTGGCCGCTGTCGAAGATCAACACACTCGACTCCGTCACCCTCCCTGCCGACCTCAACCTGCCGACGATCCTGTCGGTGGTCAACGTCCGCGATGGCTATCAGCTGGTGCAGATCGACCAGGAGTCAGCGGAGCGCCATTTCGGGCTGACCAACAACCACGGTCGTCCGGCCTACTTCTCGGTGTGGGGCACCGAGCTCTACCTGTGGCCCCCGGTGACGACGGAGACGACCTATGACTTGGTCCTGCGCGGCTACCGCCAGCCGCTGTGGGACAACGCCGCGTCATCCATCCCCGACATGGACGTCCGCCTGCACATCCCGCTGTGCTACTACGCCCTCGCTCTGGCCTACGCCAAGGAAGAGGACGAGGTGATGGAGGGGATCTACCTGGCCCGCTGGACGCGTGACGTGCAGCAGGCGGCGAAGATGATCATGGAGCCCAAGCACAACCGCCCGTTCGTGATGCACGGTGGCAGTCCGGTCGGCGGCTACACCAGCTACACCATCACGCCCCCGCCGGGGGCCTGATGGCGACCAACCGGCTGCAGCCCGAGAACCTCACCGACTTCACCGGTGGCCTGAACTACTCGACCGACCAGTTCTCCTTGGCCGACAACGAGTCGCCGGACATGATGAACATCGACCTCGACCCGCGCTCGGGGTTCTCCACTCGGCGGGGATGGCGGCGCTGGAATGACGCCGACATCGCCCCCGTCCTGCCGTGGCAACCACGCAACGCCGTCGTGCACACCGCGGCTGCTGGCGATCAGACCGTGTTCGTGGTCAACAACCAGAAGATCTACGCCGCCCCCGAGTCCGGGGTGTTCACCGAGTTGGTTGGCCCACAGGCAGTGGCCAACCCGCAGGGCGCCGACTTCGCCTCGTGGGGCGAGGTTGCCTACATCGCCTGCGGGATGGACCAGTCGTCATACCGCTACAACGCCAACGGCACCCTGACGGTGATGTCGTACGACGTGTGGTCCGAGGTCGACGCCCCGGTGGCCAACACCATGCCGTCGGCCGGACTGTGCGAGGCCCACGCGGGCTACCTGTTCACCGCTCGGCTGGCCGAGGCGGGGTTCCACTACAACACGCGCATCCGCTGGTCGCACCCCAACCGCCCGGACTCGTGGCGCGAGTCGGACTACCTCGACATCGACGCCTACGGCGGCAAGGTCACGGCGATCATGTCGTTCCGTGACCACCTGCTGATCTTCAAGACGACCAGCATGTGGGCGCTGTACGGCTACGGCGATGAGTCGTGGCAGCTGACCCTGGTGTCCTCGTCGATCGGCTGTCCGGCGATCACCGCCACGACTAAGTCGGAGAACTCGGTGTTCTTCTTCTCGGCGTCGAACAAGAACGGGATCTACGCCTACGCCGGGGGCGAGCCGACCTACATCTCCGACAACCTGCGCCCGGCGCTGTCGCAGATCAACTCGTTCCCCAACGTCTTCGTCTCCTGGGCCAACCGCAAGCTGTGGGTCGCCGTGCCGTGGCGACCCGACTCCGACCCGCCCGAATCGACGACGCCGCCACCACCGCCACCACCGATCGTCGGGACGACCGGCGAACAGCCGCTGCCGACCGCAGCCATGCCCGAGCCAGCGTCGCTGTTCCTCTTCGATCCCGATATCGGCCAGGGGGTGTGGACGATCTATCGCTCGCCGTACGGCTCGGTGTCCTCGGTGGTCGATGGCAGCGACATCAACTCGAAGTTCCCGCTCGCTGCGTTCTGGTCGCAGACCACGGCAACGATGCTCGTGCTCGACGCGATCGACGACGCCTACGACGAGATCTACAAGGTCGACGGGGATCTGGTTCGCTCCGGCTTCGCCGCCTACTACCGCACCCGCTGGCTGCACGGTGGCTGGCCGGACCGCAAGAAGTCGTGGCGCCGTCCAACGTTCATCTGTCGACGCGTGCCGCGCCAGGTCGACCTGCTCGTCGAGCACTTCCGTGACTACGACGAGACGACGACTCGGCGCACTGGTCTGGTGCCGGGCGTGGTGGGTGAGGGCGACATCTGGTCGGCAGGCGGATCAGCCGACGACAACGGCATCGACTGGGGTGAAGCCGACGCGCGCTGGGGTGCCCAGGTGCAGGGCGCGGTGATCGTCCGCTCCGACCCGATGGGTCATGCTCGGGCCATGCAGCTGCGCGTCCTCCCCGCCTCGTACACGCAGCTGCGCAAGTGGGGCGTCGACGGGATCATCATCAAGACGACCGTGCAGCGGTTCAGGACGTAGGAGGACGCATGGCCAAGATCTCTCTGCCGTACTCGATCATCAACGGCGACCCGGTCGATGCCGGTCCTGTCGAGTCGAACTACCAGACCATCGAGAACCACGCCAACCAGGAGTTGATCGAGCGCGGCGGCACGGTGGCGATGACCGCTCAGCTGAAGCTGGTCGGCAACCCGGTCGCAGCACTCGACGCCGCGCCGAAGCAGTACGTCGATCAGGTGGTGCCGATCGGTGGCATCTTGATGTACGGCGGGACGGTCGCTCCGGCGGGTGGCGTGTGGCTGCTGTGCGATGGCTCGGAGTACCAGGAGGCGACCTACCCGGCGCTGGCCGCGATCATCGGCGCTGCGGCAGGGAGGTTCAACGTCCCCGCCTTGGTCAATCGCCTGCCGGTCGGTGGTGGTGGAACGTATGCCCACAAGACGACGGGCGGCAGCGCTGACGCGATCGTCCCTATCCACGCCCACACGATGGCCCACAGTCACGTCGCTGACGCGACGAACACCGACCACCTGCACACGGTGAACGGCCACAGCCATGGCGTCGGCAGCGTGGCTGTCTCGCTCCAAGGAGCGCACACCCACGGCGGCGACGCGGGGCCGCTCGTGCAGGCGCTGCAGTCGGGGATCAATGTCAGCAGGGACGTCGGACCTACCGCGTTCTGGGGTGGCTGGAGCGGCACCACCGTCGCCGGGGATCACGGTCACACCCTCAGCGGCTTCACCGACAACACCGCTCCCGGCACCGGCTGGCAGGACCGTTCCGCCGCCCACGGCCACGGCATCCAGGCGTTCAACGGGGCGACGTCGAACGCCGGTGAGGCCCTCGCTGGCAAGAACATGCCGCCCTACTTCGCCCTGGCGTTCATCATCCGAGCGATCTGATGGCCGACAACGGGTACCTCAGCAGCTACGGGATCCCCGACACCGGGGCCTACCAGCGCGCCGCGGACTCGCTTGGCTACCAGTACACGGGCAGCCAGGCGACCAACGCCTACGGCCGCTTCCTGGCCCAGTCGCGCGGCGAGCGCGGCCTGGGCGACATGACCCAGTCGTTCCAGCGGCAGCTACCCAACGCCTACGCGCAGTACAACCAGCGCGGGTTGACGGGGGCGGGGATCAAGTCGGGGACCCAGAAGCGGGCGATGGGCAACTATCTCGGTGACTACACCCAGCAGTACGGCCGAGCCCAGCAGGATCTCAGCCAAGACCTGCAGCAATACGATCTCTCCGGCCTGCAGAACACGGCGAACTACCAGAACTCCCTGGCCCAGCTGGAGGTCCAGAAGCAGCAGGAGATCGCCAACGCCGCCTTGGGAATCCAAGCCCTCAGGCCCTACTTTGGAGCGAGCTAGATGGCCACCAAGCCGATCAACCCCTACAACATCGGCGGCGGCGTCATCGGCCAGCCGAGTGCAGCCAAGCCGAACACCCCTGGCCTGATCGCTGGGGGGCTGCCGACCGAAGCGACCAAGTCGTGGCTGCCAACGAGTACGGCCAACACCCAGGGTGACTGGTTCAAGCTGTACCGCGACGCCACGAACGCGGTCGGCACCGGCGCGGGAGTGAACACGCTCCTGCCTACGCCGAACCCAGCAACCAAGCGCTCCGGCGGCGGTGGCGGCGGCGGTGGTGGCGGTGGGGGAGGCGCCGCCCCTGCGGGGCTCGACCAGGACCAGCTGAACTGGTACGCCGGGCTGCTGCGCGGCGGGGCGCCCGGTCAGCTGACGGCGAGCAACCTCGACCTGCCCGACTGGCAGGACGTCAACCTGACCCCGTTCGACAACTCGATGTACGAAGGGCTGCGTGGCGCGCTCAGTGGAGCCGTGGCGTCGGACCGGGCTGCGGCGAGCGGGGCCTACGACCAGCTGACGAACTATCTGCAGAGCAACTACTCCAACCCCTACGAGTCGGCCACCTACGCCACGTCGGAGAACGTCCCCGGCCAGACGCAGCTGGCGATGAAGCGGATGCTGGAGTCGCAGGGCCAGAACCAGAACATGTCCAATGAGACCTATCGCCAGGGGCAGTCAGGCGACCAGGCGTTCACCGGGTTGCTGGCCCTGCTCGGGGCCAACGAGGGCGTGGCCCAGCGCAACCGCCTCGGCGCGGTGCAGGCCGATCGTGGCACCACTCAGCGCGCTCTCGACATGGCCGAACTGTCGGGACGGACCGGGATCGGGATGCAAGAGGGCGCGGCCAAGCAGCAGTGGCAGCAGCGAGCCGACGACCGCGGCCTGCTCAACGCCCAGCAGCGGGCGCAGATCAATCAGCAGGAAGCGCTGGCCAACTGGCAGCGACAGAACGAGGTCGGTGACACCAACGTGTCGAACAAGGCTGGCTACAACCAGTCGATCATCTCCGCCCTGACCAACCTGCTGCCCCAGCTGTACGGCCGCGGCCTGCAACTGCCCGACCTCGCCGCCCTCGGCCTGGCATAGGAGGAACGATGCCCGGTCCCATGCCGGATCCCAGCAGCCCGCAGTTCGTCACCTGGCTGCGGAGCTACGACCAGCCGACCCAGCAGTTGATCCTGCGCGAGCTCGGCATGAACGCGGCCAGCGGCAACCCGTTCTCCACGTCGGGCGGGCTGGCCCCCCAGCTGACCGACTTCGCCTACGACGTGCCGTCGATGCTCGGCGGCATCCCGATCTCGACCAACTCGAAGGGCGTGCCCAACCCGCAGAACGTGGAGCAGGCAGCGAAGCGGACCAACTACGCCCAGGATCTGATCGGCTCCGGTGGGCTGGGCAGCGACATGATCACGATGATGACCGGCGGGCAAGGCTCCGATCCGTCGGCCTGGACGCCGGTCCGCAAGGGCACCGGCACGCCGCTGTCGTTCGAGAACCGGGCGATGGCCGAGCAGCTGGCCGAGTCAGGCGGCGGGGACTTCCAGTCGTTCATGGCCGCGGAGATGCTCAAGGGGGCCACCCCGGCCGCTGCCTTCACCAAGCTGAAGCAGGTGATCAAGGGTGTCGATGGCGTCAGCCAGGCCTCGCCCGAACTGCTCGACAGCCTCAACGCCTACGTCAATGCTGACTTCGATCCGACCGGTGCTGGCCGGGAGTTGGACATCACCAACGACCGGGACTTCTCCACGCTGTACGACGTCAAGGGGATCCAGGGCTGGGCCAGCGACCTGTACAAGGGGCTGGCCAAGGATCGAGCACTGGAGCAGTCGGGCTACCGCGACGAGAAGACCGGCCAGGTGTACTCGGGCTTCGTTGACGAGGACACGCCGCAGATGAAGGCAGCGAAGGAGTTGGGGCTGGCCCTGCCGACGCAGAGCTACGCCGACGACGACTACGTCAAGGACTTCCAGCGGCGCACGCTCGGCAGTGACGACACCTACGACGCGATGGATCGTCAGGCCCGGGTCGACGAGAGCAAGTTCGCCCTTGATCGGGCGCAGGCTGAGGCGACCCAGGGCCAGGACTACATGACCGCGGTGCGCCGGGCCTACGAGGCCAACCACCCGTCCGCTCCCAGGACGATGGGGTCGGGCGGTCCGGCGACCGCTGTCGGCAGCGACTACATGATGGGCAACCCAGCACTGCTGCGTCGCCTGTCGGACACCGAGTTCGGTGGCCCTAGTGCGAACGCACTAGGGATGGGAGCAGCCGTGGGTGGTCCGATCGACCCGGTGTCGACGCACTACAGCGGAGCCACGATCACCGGCACGACGGACCGACCGCTGACCGGGTTGGGTGCCACCTTCCCCGAAGAGCAGATGGGGGCAGTCGGCTTGCCCGGCTACGTCATCCCCGACACCGGACCCAACGGCACCGACAGCAAGAAGAAGCCGAAGGGCGCGGTCACCAGCGTCAAGGACCTGGGCGCGGGCTTCGCCCTCGGCAGCCTGGCCGGTCCCGGCCGCAAGGAGGTCGAGGCGGCGACGGCGCGCAAGACAAAGGGCAACCAGAAGGCGTCGGAGGCACAGCAGGCGTACTACCGCTCGCAGTTCATGAACGATGACGAGATGGGCCGGGCCTCGCTCGCTGCCACCATGCGCCTGCTCGCCCACCAGGGACGCACTCCGATGCAGGATCAGTTGGCGGCGCGTAGCCAGACGCTGCGGAACCTGATCGGCTACTAGTGACCACCCTCGGGGGGATCGTCAACAGCCAGCCCCGCCGCGGGCTGACCGTCTACAACCCTCCGCTGCCGCGCCCTGCTGCCCAGCGTCCAGTCGTCCAGCGGGCGCTGCAGCAGCAGAGCAAGGGCAAGCTCGACGACATCGACCCCAAGTTCCTGGCCGACGAGAAGGTCATCCAGGAGCGAGCGGTCGTCGCCCAGAAGAAGGCGCAGCGCAAGGCCGAAGAGAACGCTCCACTGTGGTCGAAGGCTCTGACCACGATCCTCGCCCCGCTGCAGCCGCTGAGCGTTCCACTGAAGGCGGTGACCCTCGGGCTGGAGGAAGGCGTCAAGCTGCTGCCCGATTCGTGGGAACGATGGATGTCCAAGCCGTTCGGGGACAACGAGACCGGCAACGCCCTGGCGTCGATGATGCTCGGCGGCGTCTTCGGCCAGGACATGGCCAAGACCCACGACGACGAGTCATGGTGGGATCGGTTGAAGCCGTCGTCCGACTACGGCTCCGGTGCGATCTACCACGACATCGACATCCCCTTCATGACCGGGGCGCGCAACCTGACGCTCGATATCACCCACGACCCGCTGACCTTCCTCACCGCTGGTGGCGGCAAGGCCATCGAGATCGGAGCTCGCGCTGCCGAGGAAGTCAACGCCGCCCGGGCAGCGCTGGAGCAGGCGCCCAAGTTCCTCGACGACGCGGGCAAGGTGGTCAATCCGGCGCTGAAGGATCTGGAAGCAGCGCTGGCTAAGGCGGAGAAGGCGTCGACCGCCGCTGGTCGTGGCACGAAGATCAAGGATCTCCCGCACAACCGGCAGGGCCGGATGGGGATGATCTCCGAACTCTCCAACTCCGGGCCGGAGGGCGAGGCACTGGTCAAGCAGTTCTCCGACGAGTTCGCCAAGGGCGTGGACGTCGGCTTCAACCGGATGAGCGAGCCCGCCAAGGAAGCACTCGGCGTCACCAAGTCCGGCCTGCGTATCCGTGGCACGAACACCGTCCTGCCCGGCACCGAGCGACTGGCCAAGGCTGCCAACGTTCCTGGCGAGTTGGTGCGCTCGGGGTTCGGCAAGCTGGGCACGCGGTTCGAAGGCAGTAGCTCGAAGTTCCTGCAGAAGCTGGGCGAGGGACGCACGCCGATCGAATTGGGCGACGCCTACAAGACGGTGCGCTCGAAGTCCTCGACGCCCGAGCAGCGGGCGCTGGCCTTGGCGGAGATCCACGCCGAGAACCTGGCGCACACCACGCAGAACATCGTCCACGGGGGGACGAACACCGTCGCCACTCAGGCAGCGCGGCCGATCAACAAGATGTCCAAGGCAGCCCAGGCCGCGCTGGTTCGCGAGGCGGACGTCAACCCCGAGGCCAACCTGCTGAACACGGCGTTCAACGACATGGCCAAGGTGTTCTCCGAGGCAACGGGTCGTCCGCTCAACGAGGTGGTGATGAAGGATCCGGCCACCTACGTCCCGCGGATGCAGACCGACGAGTGGTTCGAGTTCCGCAAGACGCTCGACGACCAGGCCAAGAAGGACTGGGACGAACTGACCGGCATCCAGACCAAGGACACGCTGAAGACCAGCGGGCACCTGGACAAGCGAGTGCTGGAGGTCGCGCCCGGCGAGACCAAGGACTTCCTCATCGGGGACCGCATGGTCCACGTCTCCGACTCGTCGCTCGACGGGCTGAACGCGGCGTTCAAAGACGCCTTCCCCGAGTTCAAGGGGCAGGTCTACGAGACCGACCCGCGCAAGCTGCTGCAGGGCTACGCCCACTCGCTGGCCCAGGACTCGCGACTGTGGGCGCTCGAAGGGATGGGCGACACCGGCACGTCGTTCGCCAAGCGGATGACCGGCGAACTGCTGGACGAGAAGCAGAGGCTCGACGAGGCCTACGGCGCGCAGTCGCAGGAGGCCCGGCTGGCAGCCACGGCCAACGAGCCCAGGGTCGCAGGCCAACGAGCCCCCGCCGTCCCCGCCCCACCCGTGGTGCCCGGCGGCGCACAGGACGTGATCAACGCGTCGATCCACGAGCAGGCTCCGGCCCTGCGAGCCACGGCCCAGACGCCTGACCAGATCGCCCAACTGGAAGAGATGCTGGCCGAGGTGCCGCCGGGGACAGGGCACACCCCGTCGGGGGTGTTCCAGCGGACCGAGTCGTCGGCAGCCCAGCAGCGCCTCGCTGACCAGCTGCTGTCGCCCGAGGCGATGGCCACCGAGGCAGCCCTGCGTGAAGAGGCGGTCGCTACCGGTGAGGCCAGCGGCAAGGTGCTGGCCGACGTCCGCAAGAACCTGTTCAACGAGGTGCGCTCCGACGCCAAGGACGTCGAGAAGAAGCTGGCCACGATCGACAAGGGGATCAAGAGCTACAAGACGCAGCTGGAAGGGTTCCGCTCCGTCCGCACGAACAACCCCGAGACGATCGAGCGGATGCTGGAGTCGACGACCAAGAACGTGGTCGACCTGGAAGCCGAGCTCGCCAAGAAGCAG